TGAGAATTCCTTAACCACCCTAAATCAGAAAGACCCTGTGAGTGAGTACAACTCAGCACTGTGGAACTCTGGTGTAGAGAGTGATAAAGAGATTGCTCGTAAACAGAAACGCAAACTACAATACTTTGCAAACGTCTATGTTGTAAGTGACCCGACTAATCCTCAGAATGAGGGAAAGGTTATGCTTTACCGCTTTGGTAAGAAAATCTTTGATAAGTTGATGGAAGCGATGCAACCAGAATTTCCTGATGAGTTGCCAGTCAACCCATTTGACTTCTGGGAAGGTGCTAACTTCATGTTGAAGATTCGCAAGGTAGATGGTTACTGGAACTACGATAAGTCTGGTTTGGATGCTAAATCTGCACTCAAATCAACTGATGACGAGTTGGAGACAATCTACAACAGTCAACATTCACTGGCTGAGTACCTTGCACCTTCAAACTTTAAATCATATGATGAGTTGAAGACCCGTCTGGACACAGTTCTTACTGGTACAGTAAATACCGCTAAGACTGCCGCAGACAGGATTATGGAAGACGAAGGTACAACTGACTTCACACCTCAGTTTAAATCGGAGTCTGCTCCAGAACCTAAAACTGGTGTTGCTGCCGCATCTGATGAAGATGATGATGCAATGTCATACTTTGAAAAGTTGGCAAACGAATAGTACTAACAGTACTAAATAGATAGAGACTCCTACTCTTTTCCGTAGGGGTTTCAAAAAGGGACAGAGTGTCAAAACTCCGTCCCTTTTTTTTGTTTTAAAAACACAACTCTGTGGTGTATAAATAGTATAAATAGTATTATTGAGAGAAGATTATGGATTTTTTGTCGTTCATTGGTGATGTTGGAGCTCCAATAGCAGGAGCACTGGCAGCAGGGTATTTTGTATTCCTTACAATTAGATTTATTCTTGCAGGGGTTACAGGTAGTGTAACAACTATAAAGAATATAATAGGACAACTAGATAACCGAGTTCAGACTATGAACAACGACTTGGTTAAGATTGATGCTCTTATGAGTTATGCGTTTGGTGTGAAACCGAACATTGATAGAATCGCTGCGAATGAAGGTAAAGAAGATGCCAGACGCGATTAAGGAGTCCTAGTTGGAATCATTGACAGACGCAATTAATCAGTACGGATTTCCTGTAATAGCAGCAGTCGGACTTGGTTACTTTGTTTTCTTTATATGGAAATGGGTAACAGAAGTTATCGACCCGATAATTGGGCAGACAATGGGTACGCTTATTGCATTAGTTGATAGGATACGGATGCTTGACAATGACTTGATTCGTTTAAATACGAAGTTGTCTATGTTGTTAGAACATTACGACAAGACAGGCAAACCGATAGATGGTGAGATAGAAGAAATTTTGCAAAGGTATGGATCAAGAAATGAATCAGTTAAAACTAATAGGAATAATACTACTCCTGACCCCGATAACTAGTCACGCAAGTGACCTAGTACACTCGTTTGGTAGTCCATCATTTAGTGGTATTGGACAATCACAACACTTCCTTTCTATCGCCCAGATAGAACATAACAGAAAAGAAAAGATACAAGACGATATAGAATCAGCCGAAAGAGAAGCTGAAAGGGAAGAGAAAAACAAAACAATTAATAAGTTTATTACTAACGTAGAATCTCGTATTTACGCTCAGATTTCTAAGAATCTTGTCGATGGTATGTTTGAAGAGGATGGTGCGCTTAGTGGTACTGCCGAGTTAGAGGGTGCGACTATCTATTGGGTAAAGGATGTGACTGCTGGTACTATCACTGTACAAATCACTGAAGCAGATGGTTCGTTTACAGAGTTAGTTGTACCACTCACGGGATTTGGATTTTAAATGGAACATTACCTAATTGGTTTGATTCTTGCATGTATGTTAGGAGGATGTTCAACTCTAGCAGTTGATGAACATCTTGAATCTGCAAAACAAGAACCTACAGAATTTGTGTCTGGAGTGCAGGAGAGGTTGGAAGACCTTCCTCTATTGGATGCTCCACCAATGACTATAGCGGTATATTCATTTACAGATAAGACAGGACAAAGAAAACCAAGTGAAAGGTTTTCTCAATTATCAACTGCTGTAACTCAAGGGGGAGACTCTTGGGTTATTGATGCACTGCAAAACGCAGGAAAGGGTGATTGGTTCATCGTTATAGAAAGGGCAGGACTTAATAACCTAGTTAAAGAAAGACAACTAGCAAAGTCTACCTATGAACAGTATGAGAAGGGCGAAAATAAACCAGAACTTAAACCCTTGAAGTTGGCTGGTTTACTTTTGGAAGGCGGTATTGTCAGTTACGACACTAACCTTGTAAGTGGGGGTAGTGGACTACGTTACTTTGGAGTAGGTGGTGATACCTCATATAGAACAGATCAGGTGACTGTTTCTATGAGACTTGTTTCGGTTAACTCTGGTAAAGTTCTTTTGACTACCAATGTTACTAAAACAATCGCCAGTGTGAGGGATGATTTTAATGTGTTTAGGTTCTTTGAGATGGGAACTAAGGCATTTGAACTGGAGAGTGGTGCGGCCGCAAATGAACCAACCTCTGTTGCAGTTAAAGCGGCAATCGACCAAGCAATTATTAATATGATAAAAAAGGGCGAAAAGAAAGGTCTGTGGAAATTTGAAGAATCAGACCTTTACATAAAGGAGAAGAAATGACCAGAAGAATAATAAGGTTAATCTTTATTATGGTTGGTTTATATATGGTGACTCCCTCATTGGCGAATGACATTTATATTACTCAGGTAGGTGATAACTTAGATTTAGACATAACACAAGACGGAACTGATAACGAGGTGGGCAATTCAACCACCGCTGCGGTTATTAATGGCGATAGCATGAGTTTTGACATTACTCAGACGGGCAATTATAACATAATTTCTGCAACCATTAAGGGTGCAAATTATACAGGTACTTGGGCGATAACAGGTTCAACTAACAGTGTGGAATTGGACTGTAGTTCTTCTGCTGCTGGTAGTTGTGATGATGTTACTCTAAACATTACTGCTACAGGTGATGGAAACAACTTCAACTTCGATATTGGTGAGACTTCGGATGCATCTACTACTGTAGCCAATTTCACTGTTACTGGAGATAATAGTATTATCAACTCTACTGTGAATGGAAAAAATGCAGTGTTAACTGTAACCTTAAACAATAGTGCATCATTAGCGACAACATCTGCCGCTTCGAATGAAGGTGTTGCAATAACAACAGTTCAGACGGGAGATGGAGTAAGTGGTCATTCAGCAGTTATTGGTGTGACAGGTGGTGGTGGAACCATTGACATTAATCAAAGTGGTGTGAACGACCAGAAGGTAAATATTGGAATTACAGGCGATAACTTTGACGTTGACATCAATCAGTCTGACTAGTATACTTCTTGTTATTATAACAACCTCTGCATATGCAAATATTGGAAAAGTTATAGTACAGAAGGGTGAAACTAATATTGAGCGTGGTAATGACGGATTTGAATCTATTGTCAAGGGATTCGGAATGGAATCAATGGATACAGTTCGTACAAAGAACGGACGAACTTCTATTGAGTTCATAGATGATACAAGGGTTGATGTAACAGAACATTCTAAGTTAATCATAGATGACTTTGTATATGACCCTAATACACAGACAGGTTCCTTGTCACTGAAGGCCTCTTTTGGTACGATGAGATATGCATCTGGACAAATTGCAAAGAATAGTAGACAGAATATAAAAATCAGAACTCCTACCGCTGTTGTTGGTGTTAGGGGTACTGACTTTTCTATGACAATAGATGAGTTAGGGAGTAGTACGATTGTACTTCTACCTTCATGCAATGACAATGGAAATTGTGTTGTAGGAGAAATAACAGTATCGTCTGAGGTTGGTATGGTAATTATGAACCAAGCGTTTCAAGCGACTGTTGTTCCTAGTCCATATACAGACCCATCAAAACCAGTAATACTTGACTTGGATGAGAACAGTATACTGAACTTATTAATTAGAAGAAAACCAATAGAATTGGATGAAGATGTTGATGAGGCGCGAGCGAGGAAACTTGCAGACTTCTTGGGTATAGACTTCCTACAGTTTGACGCCTTTAAGACATCTGAACTCCTAGATGTCGAAAACTCGACATGGACTACAGATTTAGATATGGATTTCCTCTCTGGCAATTTGTTGGCAAATATTCTAGACATTCTTAATGAACAACTATCCCTACAGATGAGAAGCGAATTCACTAAGATGAAGGATGGTATCCAGTTAGGTAAAAACCCAGACACAGGGGTTGAAATATATGACTACAACACAAACTGGAAGTTTAGAAGAGATGGTAATGGTAACATATTTGAAGCAGATTTGAGTAAGAACTACGACTATAGAATTAACCTAAAACAAGATGAAATAGAACTCTATGATATACCCATAGGAGAAGGAAGTAATAATGAAATCACTATTATTCAAGTTAGGTAGTTATTATATAATCCAAGTGGTGGTGGTGATACTACTACTAACACAACTCTGTGCGGCTAATGAGTTATACATGGATCAAGTTGGTGATGACTTCACTGTGACTATTACACAGGATGGATTGAATAATGAAATTGGTGGAATCACTGACACACCCATTACAGGTGATGGAAATACGTTATCTATGACTCAACAAGGTAACAATATGGATGTAGAGGGACATGTCTCTGGTGATAATAATACTTTAACCACATATCAAGGTGGTAGTGCAGACAATAGTTTTATACGAGGTAGTGTTGTCGGTGACAATAACACTGTAGACTTACGACAAGGAAAAAAGATAGACGGATCTATTGACAATAATGACAGTGGTAACTTCGAACAGTATATAACAATAACTGGTGACAGTAATGATGTTCTTACCTCACAAGTAAATAGTGGGGGTTCAAGTTCGGGACATCACATGGCACATATCATAACAGGGGATTCTAACACACTATCTCACCTACAATATGCCGATGGTAAGAAGGAAGGATTTATTGAAATAGACGGAGATGACAATAGTGTCACTCTTGAACAAAGAAATACATCAACACACTTTGCAGACATTGTAGTTGATGGAGATGATAATACTGTAACTAGTGTACAACGTGGTGGTATGAATGGATCACACAGTCTTACACTAGACCTTACAAATGGCGGTGGTGCATACAACGTCAGTACTTCCCAAGATGGTTCTAGTGCAAAAACTTACAGTCTAACAGGTATATGCGTTACTTCTGGTGGATGTGGGGTGACTGTAATCCAGTACTAACCTCCTAAATAGTTTTAAACTATAAGGAGATTCTACCTATGTTAGCAGAACTCGCTATCGCCAATGCGGCCTTTAAGGTAATCAAGACAACTCTATCCAATGGCAAGGAAATTGCAGACGCAGGCGCTGCCCTTGGCAAATACTTTAACGCAGAGAAAAAGATAAACAAACAGGTTAAAGATGGAACTGGAAATGTCATGGAGGCCTTCCAAGCCCAAGAAACACTGAAGAGAAATGAAGAAAACTTAAAGTTTATGCTCAATAAACAAAGACTTCATGGTTATGTTGATTTTTGCAAATTTAGAGATAATTACAATAAGGGTATTAGGGTGCAGGCGACTCGACAGAAGAAAGCGAATGCTAAACAATCTAAATCAGACGATACTACACTGGCGATTATATTATCCATTAGTATACTAATGATACTCGCCTTTGGTGGTGGATTACTATGGATTGCAAGAATTAAAGGTATTATATGATGGAAAAAGCAGGGGAACCGAGTATTATCAAAGTTGATGACATCTATGAATGTTTAGCGTGTGGTAAAATGTACACAGAAGATGCACTGTATAAACATGAAGATGAGTGCGATAAAATAGAAGCATACCTTGCGTGGAGAGAGACACAAGAATGAAGTGGATTACACATTGGGCGACTGCCCTCATCACCCTCACAATTATATCCTACATTGGATGGAGTGACCCTTTTATTAAGGAAACTCTACGTCTAAAGTCATTCGACTTAATTCAACAGTACGACATCCCAACAGTATCAGAAGACATTGCAATACTAGAGATAGATGAGAAGTCTATAGAGAAGTATGGACAGTGGCCATGGAAAAGAACCGACATTGCAAATATCATTTGGAACCTTAGAGATGCTGGTGCTGGTGTAATCATACTACCCATCTTGTTCTCAGAAGAAGATAGACTTGGTGGTGATATGGACTTGGCACATGCAATCTCTGGTAACGGGGTTGTTATTGCACAAACAGGTACATCTCAAACCAACAAGAACGCAGTTCCAAGGGGAGTTGCGAAGATAGGAAACCCTATTCCTTGGTTATTTGAGTGGGATGGTATGCTGGGCCCAATAGAACTGTTAGGGATGAATGCAGATGGTGTTGGTGTTATATCAACAGTACCAGAGATAGACGGAGTTGTAAGACGTTTACCACTTTTAATGAGAGTAGGAGAGGACGTATTCCCTTCTATTGCAATGGAAACAATTCGTGTTGCAACAGGCGACCCCTCGTATCAAGTTAAGACACAGGAGGGTGGTATCACTGCAATGCGTGTACCATCATACCCCACAATCAAGACAGATGCATTTGGTAGAATCTGGTTAAGGTACAATAAAGAATTCCCTACACTAAGTGCGAGTTCAAGTGACTACACTTCTCTAGAAGGTAAGACAGTCATTATCGGTGCAACTGCCGAAGGACTTAGTAGTATCATTGCAACACCGAGGGGTGAACAGTATTCTTACATCCCAGTTGCAGTATCCTTACAGACAATCTTAAATGGGGAAACCTTAGTTCGATTTGCAGAATCTACATTCTTAGAGTGGGTGTCTGCCATATTACTTGGGTTGTTATTAGTACTACTTGCGAACAGGGCTCCATACTGGATATCTGGTATTATGATTATTGCAGTTCCAGTGGGCGCAGTGTATGGTTCGTTCTATTACTTTATGAATCATCTCTGGTTGATTGATTGGAGTTGGATTGTTATAGTAACAACCTTAGTGGGATTCCATGCAATATTCAATAGGTTCACAAAGGAATTCTTTGAGAAACAGGCAATCAAGAAACAGTTCGCTGGGTATGCATCTCCTACAGTAGTAAAGATGTTACAGGAGAATCCGTCTTTAATCAAGGATGGTGTTAAGAAGGAAGTGTCCATCTGTTTCTCAGACTTACGAGGGTTCACTCCATTGGGTGAATCATTTGGTGATGATGTTAAAGGGTTAACGCAGATAATGAATGGATATATGGATGCAATTACACAACCAATACTAGACGCAGATGGAATGGTAATCAAGTATATCGGTGATGCATCAATGCACATACACAACGCACCGATAGATGACCCTCACCACCCTAAAACTGCCGTTCAGTGTGGTTTGGATATGTTAAAAGCAGTGGAGATATTCAATGACAACATTACAAAAGAAGGAAGACCACCAGTGGGTATGGGTGCTGGTATTAATACTGGCCTTGGGTATATTGGCGAAATGGGTTCAACTCAACGACACAGTTACGATGTGCTCGGAGATGCAGTCAGCACCGCTGCAAGAATAGAATCAAAGTGTAAGGAATACGGGTGTGTGTTGTTAGTGGGTGAAAGTACCTACAACGCGACTAAAGAAGACTTCTTCTACCTACAGGTGGATGACCTTGCGGTTAAGGGTAAGACTGTAGGTATTCGTATATACACTGTAATAGATACTCATTGTGACGTAAAATCACAAGAGAGACATAAGAAGATGCATGAGAGTTACACCACCCAAAACTTCTCACATGCTATAGTAAGTTGTCAGAAGTTAAAGGGTGAGTTTGGTGGACAGTTAGACAAGTATTATGACATGTGGATAGAACGATGCGAATACATGTTAACGCAAGACTTACCTAGTGATTGGAATGGTGTATTCATTGCAACCACTAAGTAGTATGTTACCCGTTCATTTTATTAAAGTCTGAATCATTGTTGGTAGACACTGTTACTGGCATAAATAAAGGTTTAGTCGTGCTAATTGTTGTAACAGAGTTTTGTGCGCCTTGCATGAACATGAATGGTGCATTCGCCGCACTAGTTCTATTTATCATAGATTGTTCTTTCAACGCTTTAGTTACCGCTGCAGCAACTATAGTCTTAACGTCTGATCTAGTTACATAGTTTGTAGGATCAAAATTCTCTTCATCATCACTTCCTAACAGTCCACCAGTTAGACTCGATAATATCCCACTAGGCGAAGGTAGCATGTCTTTAATTTTATCCATAGAAGGGAAAAGGTCTGAGATGTCATTCCATATATTTCCAATCTTGTCAAAGTACTCACCAGCTAAACCTGTAACTCCCTTCGAAACACTTGCGAAACTAAAGGAACCATCTTCTTCACCAAATAGACTAGTAAATCCTGCTGTAAGTTTTGTTCCCATTTCAGTCAAACTTGCCTTAGCGTCATCAAACGTGGGTACTGGAATACCTATCGCTGATGCGAATCCTGTACCAAAGTTATAAAGTGACTCAGATGCTTCTGCAAACGTAGGAATTGGAATACTAGTGATTTTATCTTTAACTGATAGTCCTAATGCAATTGCAGAGTCCTTTGCTTCGTTAAATTTCTCAGTCGCACTTGCACTAATATCAGTTAGTTTAGTTTTTACTGATAGTCCTAGTGCAATTGCAGAGTCTTTTGCCTCTGTAAATTTCTCAGTCGCACTTGCACTAATATCAGTTAGTTTAGTTTTTACCGAAGATGCAACTCCTGTTATACCATCAGCAATCCCTGTCATTTTACTAGATATAGTCTCTTGATCTATAAGTCCAAATGTCAGTCCAGACAACACTCCAGCAGTCGCCTCTCTTGCAATAGTCAATCCAGTTGCATTTTCATTCTCTGCTTCTCTCATTCCAGCAGTAATACCATCAAAAAGACCACTTATAGCAGTAACCGCAAGTCCAACGCCAGGAATGAATTTTGCGGCCTTCAACAATCCTTTACCGACTTTTTTTGCAATACCACCAGCGCCAGCAAGTACCATTGCACTAAATGCTGCAATTGATGTACCAATGCCTGCAACAGCTGGGCCTATTCTTGACAATACAAGTGCCATTTTGGAAAGGAAACCACCACTCTTTTCTTCCTCTTCTCCGTTACCTGTACTATTGCCTGCAATCAATTCTAACAATGCAGTCTGTTTTTCTTGTTCTGATAACGTCTTGTCTGCTAGTATTCTTTGTTCTGTTGCATCTTCAGAGGCTGATGCACCAGATATATTCATCCCCACATCAGGGGCTGAAATCATATTTTGAAGTTCCCGTCCAACAGATAAAAGAGTATTCTCTGAAGCTAAAGATTTTAAGATTTCACTAGCAGTAGAATCTATACTAATTTCGTCAACTGGATTGAAGTCTTCTGCTTTAGTCGAAGGGGCTTTGGGAGTGGGCGTTTGTAATGCACGAAGTATAGCCTCATCACTTGCATTCGATTGAGAAACAAACTGCCCATTCATTTCTCTAATACTACCAGATAGTTGAGCAACACCCTCATCATTCTGCTCTTTTATTCTGTCTGAATTGAATCCCATAGCCTCAGCGGCAGCCTTTAACGCTTTAAATTCTTCTTTTTGCGCTCTGATGATTTCCTGCTCGGCAACTTGTAAATTAAGTTGTTTGGAAGTTATACCTAGACGTTTTGCAAGAATCTCATTCTCTTTTTTTCTTTGATGTTTTGCAAGAATAAAATCCTTTGCGATCTTGGCTACATTTGCGCCAGGAAGTTTCATCAGTCCATTTCTAATTGCACTATCACCACCTTTGACTAATGCTCCAACAGCTGACATACTAGCGCTAGTTTCTTCCCCTAGACGATTTAACGATCTGTTACCCTCTCTAGTCGCTTCAGTAGCTTTCCGTAACTCTTCCGTTACTTTTAAAAGAGTGGACTGTGTATCATCTTTGGCCATTTAATTTTCCTATTTCTTCTTAGTTAGTGCTTGAGTACCGAAGAATGCAGCGACAATTGCGGCGACTGAAACGAAGTATACACTTGCCATACTTCCAAGTATCTTACTCGCTTCACCGAGTCCAACCAAGTCTGCAAACACGACTGCTGCTGGGTATAACAACATACCCCATAATGCAAACCATGCCATTTGTCTTTGTGCATCACGCATTGCATCACCATCTTCAAGTTCTTTACGTTTGAACTCCATGTACAATGCGTGTTCATCTTCTGATACTGAACCATCACCATTGGTGTCTGCTGGGTGGTGTCCTAAAAACTGTTTTTCGTCTGACATCTTATTCTCCTATCTATTTTGTTCGTTATGTCGAGCAGTCATTGCCTCGTCTTCTAAAAACTGTGAAAGCATTGCAACGTAAATCTCCCTCTCCCAAGGTAACATACTTTCAAGTTCAGATAAAGAATAACTATGCTGTTGCATGAGTGTAAAATTTAGTCTAAAATAGTTCTCAAGAGTATTATGAGAGAGGGCTATTAGAAAAAATTCTGCATACCCTCAACTACAATTTCATTCACTACCCCAGTGTTTGGGTTCTTTACCTTAACTAAATGTTTTACCTTAGGCATGGTGTCAAAGAACTCTTGAACCTTTTCAAACTGACTGTGTGTCAGGGAGTCGATAAATTCATCTAGTTCCTTTGCATCCATGTCACTCTTTGCATACACATTTTCTGCATCATGTATCTGTGATATACAATCCTTAACGATTGCAAATCCTGCCTCCCCTGCTGATAAATCACCCATCTTGGCGATAGCTTCAACGCGAGGATATTCTAAGGTTAACCCTATCTCATCAGTCAATTGAATTAGTGCATTATGTGATACATCTCGTACACACTCAACCTCATCCAAATTAATGTCCACATCTACTTGTGTCTTTCCATCATCTGGCATCGTCAACTTAACTGTTGCAACCTCACCGATAGACTTAGCACGCAGTTTAATAAAAACATACTCAATGTCAAAGTATGGTAGTGAGTTGGGTTTTAACTCTCCAAACGTACAATTCTCTATAATCTGTTCTACTGCCCGCAACATATCAGCGTCTTCACCTGTTGCTTGTGCAATTAGTAGTATCTTTTCTTCCTTTACTAAGAAAGGTCTATATTCAATTGTTTTCCCTGTTGAGGGTAGTATCAATTCATACTTAGCCGTGGCCAGTTTTGGTAATGCCATTATTATCTCCTGTTACATAATGTTAGTACTATTTATAGTGTTTTTAAAATCACCTGTTAAGTAGGGAACCTACAAAACTTGTTCCAAGAGTGTCTCCAATGTTTTTCTTTAAGAATTGTGTTGGGTCACTAGTAAAATTGTAAGCTGTGTTCAATTGAGTCAACATCTGTTGAACTTGTGGTGGTTGTTCAATTCCAAAAAGTTCGAATATCTTATAGAAGGGATTAGAGACATAATCACGAATGGCCATCTGTCCTTCTTGACCTGATAAATTCGCAGCAACTCCTGTAGGTGGTATTAAGTTATTATATCTTGTGTCTATCCAACTTGAACCTGATGTTCCTTGGTAGTTGATTACTAATGGTTCCCAATTTCTAAATGCCATCATCACTGATACTGTCAAAATAGAGTTTCCAGATTCCATACTGTATTGAACAGGGCCGACTGATTTTGGAAATACGTCATTTACTAATATAGCAGATGCTGCATTATCGTTCTGATCTAATTGAAATATCTCCATCTTACCAACATAATCATCATAGTAGTTTAAGTCATAAGTACTTGGGTCTACTATTTTATCTTGCCAATTATTAAAGAAATCCTTTACCCTATGATCTGAATCAAGAATATATGTTACTTCAATCTCTTCTGCATAACTAATTCCATTAGCAATCTCGTAACTTGGGCCGTATGCATTATCATTTGGAGTAGTGGAGATGTTCTTGCCTGGCATGGTGACACTTTGAACACGCAGTTCCAGTTCACTTGCCGCTGCTGTTCCATATCCAGTACCCTTATAGTTAAGTTGGGGACTATTCCTTTGATCAATTGACGATTGTCTAAGTGCATTAGAAGGTGGGTGCATCACAACATGAAATAAATTGGGGCGTGCAACATTCTTATCAAATGTGTTCATAAATGATTGAATTTTACTACTTCTTTCTGTTTTTGTTGGTTTTCTTTCTATGGGCATTATCTTATCATCCTTCTAGAATCTGAATAAACTTTACCAGTAGTTGCACCGACAAATTTCTGTACAGGTAGTAACACTGCTGTCATCATTTCGTCTGCATCAATCACTCTGAATGGTGATTTTACATGGTCGAATAGGTATCTCTTTACTGTGGGTTTGACTAATGGATTTCTCTTGACTCTATTCCATGTCAGACGTATTTTTGTCTTATCATTCATATTGTCATCAGATGCATATTCTGATATTACATTGAGTAGTTTGACTCTCATAGGAATGGATAGATAGTGGAAGTTTAATCCAATGAATCCTCCTTCTGCAACCTCAATGGGCATGATAAGGGGGAACCTGTCATAGTATGGTAAAGTCGCTTTATGTTTTGGATCATATCCAAAGAAGTTCATTTTACCAAACAAAGGGGCTTGCCGCACCTTTCCCTCACGTATTAACTGTTGTGGGGGTGGAGTACCAAGATCACGAATCTGATCTCTGAACCATCTAACTGATCGTTCATTTCCACCACTACGTTCTAATATTGTATCAAAGTATGTCATACTTCTATTTATACAGACTAACCCACATGATCTTCAGTAAGTATCTTAAATTCCATACCTCTGTCTACACACCACTCAATCGCCGCTTTCCACTTCGCTTCATTGACACCCCATGTACGAACCTCATTGATGTATCGTTTGGTTCTACGTTTAGGAGTTTTCGGTGGGCCGCACTGTATCTTTGGTTTGACTTCAATAATCATCTTTTTGATAGTTTTGTCTTTCTGTCTAACCTTTATATAAAAGTCTGGAAAGTATCGGTGTCTCCTACCATCTAGTGGAGATACATAGGGTATGATAACCTCTTCACTACCCCATTCTAGTATTGCACTAGTATTGTCACAGTAAACCATAAACCTACGTTCCCACAAAGAACGATACACAATCTTCTTGACATCACCTCTGTATTTTGTTATATTGGTAGGTATGAATTTTCCACTGTATGCCATGACAATCCTTATAAATACTTTTATGAAACATTACAGGAGTATTTAGACATGGCAGAAGCAATAGTAGAAAGACGGATTGCTAACTATGGTAATTTAGAATATGGTTCTGACCGCAGTAGTAATAAGTCACACTATGTAAGGTTTACTGCAAAAGTACATGCTGGTGGTGATTATTTTTTGTCTGGTGGTGCTGTTGATGCAAATCCATCCAACCAAAAACAAAACTTAACACTAGCGAGAGCACCTATGAGAATGTCACAGGATTCTGTAAAACTGTACCTTCCTGCTCAAATATCTGTATCACAAAAGACGAATTATGGTGAAGCAGAAATGGGTGGTATGATTGCATCAGGTATGGCGGCTCTAGGCGCTTTCCAAGCTGGCACAGGCGGTGATTCTGCAACTGATGCGTTATCAGCCTTTATTGGAGAATCTGGTACTGGTTTCGGTGATGTCGCTAAAAGAAAATTATCATCACTTGCTGAAGGTATGGGATTAACTGGCGCAGTTGCAAAACAGAATATAGAAAGTGGTGTGACTGTTAATAATAGAACTGAGATGATGTTTGAAGGTTTAGATAGACGATCCTTTGCGTTTACATTTAGACTAATACCGCATAGTGCAAAAGAAGCAACAGAAATTAATAAGATAGTTACCTCTTTTAGATACCATATGTTACCAGAAATTCCAGATGGACAGGATTTTGGACGAGCGTTAAGAGCGCCATCGACATACATGATAAATTACGCGCATGAGAAACAACTACATAAGATAGGAGAGTGCGTATTAGAAAGTGTTGATGTGAAGTATGGTGGAGAACGTCCACAATTTTATCACGACAATCGTCCCACAGAAACAGAATTAACTCTACAGTTTAAAGAACTAGAGATTATGACTAAAGACAAAATCAAGGCGGGATTCTAATGTATTTTTCTAACTTCCCAGTAGTTGACCATGATGTTAAGGGTGATGGTGTAATAACAAAAATGACTGACATTACTCGTAGATCAAGGGCGACAGAACGATCTATTATAGAAACTGCATCTTTTGACTATTACGATATACCAGATGGACAAAAACCAGAAGACATTGCATATGATTTTTATGGAGATTCTAATCTGCATTGGATTGTTCTACTAGTCAATGACATTAAAGACGTATATACAGATTGGCCTATGTCTGTCAATAGACTTGAAAGTTATGTAAAGTCTAAATATGTTAGTGCAGACGATATACATCACTACGAGATATATCAAGATTCTGGTGATACCACTGTAATCATAGAACTTCCAAATGACGATGCGACTGTCAAACCAGCTGGTGCAACTGCAATTACTAACTATGAGTATGAAGAAGCGCAAGTAGAGAAGAAAAGACGAATTAGACTTATACGTCCACAGTTTGTATCTTCATTAAAAGAAGAGTTCAGAAAAAGTATTAGGACTTAATAATGGCAAAATTAAATTATGCAGGCGAATATGAGATTGAGGTTTGCAAGATTTGTTCTACGAGCGGTGAAATAATTGATATCACTTCATTAGTCTCATCAATCAATATTTTCGAAGACATCTTCAAATCTTCATTGTCTGGAGATATTGCTATTGTGGATACGAATAACCTGTTAACCGCCCTCCCCATCATTGGACAAGAGAAGTTGTTGTTAAAACTAACAACACCACAGACAAATGCAGTGAATAGAAACAATTCACTAGATTTTACAGATCATCCTCTATACATCTATAAGGTAGACAGTAAGTTAGAAGTGAACGATTCCACATCTGCTTTAGTTCTTTCTTTTACCACCGCAGAGGCTGTTCGTAGTAATAGAATTAGAGTAAGTCAAGCGTTTGAGGGTGAACCATCTGCTGATATGATTCAAAAGATTATTAGAGATGAAGACTTATTAAATTCTAAGAAAGAATTCTACTATGAAAAGACAGCGAACAACTATAAGTTCGTATCTCCAAATATGCGTCCACTTGACTTCATCAATACTATTGCAAAAAGATGTCTATCTGACAAATATAACTTCGCACCTACATTCTTATTCTATGAGACATGTAAGGGATTCTATTTTAGAACCATTGATAGTATGTTGGACAGAAAGAATGTCAAAACAGTCTATATTGACGAAGCGCCAAGTTTAGGTTCAGATGCATCCAGAAACATGCTTAGACTTATTAAACACACTGTAGTTGGTTCTACTAATGTTATGGTTAACATGCGAAAGGGTATGTACGCATCTAACCTTCTGATGGTGGACTTGGTTAATAAGACTGTAGAGAATTTTAACTACAACTATTTTGACAGTTTTAAAGAGGGTGAGAAAAAGGACATACATGCAGACGCACACTCTAATTATACATCTGATAACGCACCATTAGCGTCTGAAAGTAAAGATGATTTCGGTAATTCCCTTGTGGACTATGACCAATCCACACTATACATGCAAGCAGTGGACAGAAATCAACCTAATGGGTTGTTATCAGTACAACACGATGGTGGATATGATTACACAGGTACAGACAGTTGGTTGCAACGTAGAAAGGGTAGATTTGCGGCGATGAACGCTGCAATTACTCTTAACATACAGGTGTATGGACAAACTGATATTTCAGTTGGAGACTTAATTGGACTCAATATCAGGAATAGTAATCCAAGAGCTACTGATCAGGGTGATAGAGACCCATACTATGGTGGTAGATACTTGATAACCAAATTAAGACATGTATTCACTCGTATGGATGGACAATCTGTACATACAATGCATATGCAAGTTGTTCGTGATACAGTGTCTTCGCATTATCCTAAAAATGGCGTATCCTTCTTTGATGCAAAGGAAGTATCACCAGTAGACGAATTAATCCCGATGGGTAGTGAAGATTCTACTCCATCACAATACTAAAGGAGGGCCAGAACAACCTAATTTGTTATGTTAACCAATCACATTTAACTAGAGGTATTATATGACCACCAAACTCAAAAACCGGCTTAAGAAGATGAACTTCCAACAAAGACTGAACCGAAGAGTTGAAATTGAAGATAAAAAGGATGATAAATACTATGAGGAAATATACACAAACAAAATTCGAGAGTTGTTAGGACAAAAAAATGAAAACATTTCAAGACATGCAGGAGGGGGTTTATGACCCTAACATATTTAAGGCCATCTTTTTAGCAGGTGGGCCAGGCAGCGGTAAGTCTTATGTAGTTCGTAAGACTACTGGTGGCATGGGTATGAAGATTGTCAACAGTGATGACATATACGAAAAGATGTTGAAGGATGCTGGTATGGAACCAACTCCAGAAGATATCTTCTCTGACGAAGGACAAGAAATTCGTGTGAAAGCGAAAAAGGTCACTAAGGTAAAACAAGGTGGATTCTTAACAGGTCGTTTAGGTGTCATTATTGATGGAACAGGTAAGGACTATGACAAGATTGCAAAACAGATGCAATCATTGAAGGGTCTTGGGTACGAATGTTCTATGATTTTCGTAAACACATCACTGGATACTGCACAAGAACGCAATCTACAACGTAAACGTACACTCCCTGAGAAACAGGTTGCTCAGATGTGGAATGATGTTCAACGCAATATTGGAAAGTTCCAATCACTATTCGGCTCACGGGATTTTATCGTTGTTGATAATAATGACCCTGCTGAAGACATATTCATGGAAGTCTGGAAACGTCTTACCAAGATGGTCAAGAGAAAGGTGACTAACAATATCGCAAAGCAGTGGATTCAACAAGAGTTGGATAAGAAAAAAAGATAATAATAAAAACTTTTTTTGAAATAATCTTCAAGTCCTTGTTCTGCAAGGACTTTTTTT